CCAGAATCCGGCCAGCGCCTTCAGGAGCACACTCTTTCCCTGCTGACGGGCCGTGCTGACCAGCCCTTCCGCATGGCACAGCTGTCCCTCGAGATGCTGAAGCAGACCATCCGCGACGTGGATCTGCCAGGGCATCAGCGGTTTCAGATGCCGCGCCGACCACTCGGCGACCAGCTCCCCATAGCTCGAGTCCGAGATCCGAAGGCTTTCCAGCCTCGGTTCCGACCTCCCTACCAGCTCTTTCCCCTCTCCCAAAGAGAGAGAAAGAGGGGGGCTCGGGGTGAAGGCTTCGCTTCGCGAAAAAACGTGGGCCTTGCGATTCTCCGATGCTCGAGCTTTCTTGGCGTTGGCGAGGGCTGCGCCGAGGCGAGCGTTACAGCGATGGTGGGCTGGTCGGAGGTTCCATTCGTCGTGTGTTCCTCCGAGCTCGAGGGGTTGGATGTGGTCGAGTGTGTCTGCTCCTGGTTTTCCGCAGATGGCACAGTCGGGGTGGTCGGCGAGGATTCTGCGTCGTGCGGCCTGGTATCGGGGATCCTTGTATGGGTCGCGTGTCATGGTTCCTCTTTGAGTAGAGAACTACTGTTAGTCAGTAAGTACTTCTTCTTCAGTTCTTTCTAGAACGGACGGTTATCCGACGTCGGAAAACCTGTCGTCGGTCTGTGGATAGGTCAGCCACTTATCCTCAGCGTTATCCACAGGCTGTTCGTAGATGAGGATCGTGTGGATCCATGTTCCGTTCGGCTTCTGATGTCGAGTGCGGCGCAGGTAGCCATGTTCCTCAAGTTCCTTCAGGCCGGATCGGACTGCGTGGATCCCTTCGGGGCTGATCGAGGCCAGGTGCGCCGAGCTGGTGCGCCAATGGTCAGGTTGGCTGAGGACGTAGATCAGCAGGCCACGGGCCTTCCAGGACAGTCTCTGGTCGCGGATCACCTGGTTGCTGATGATCGTGAAGTTCTCCCGTTTGCGTGGGGTTCGGACGATCATGCGATCTCCCACCATTCGGGCCAGATCGCGCCAGGATGGACACCGGCGTAGTTCACGGCCAGATGGTCGGCTTTCTTCCACGGTATGCCAACGACGCGCCAGCGGTCAATCGTCTGAATGTCCACACCGAACGCTCGGGCATAGTCACCTCGGGTCGGTTCGGTGTGGGCTTTGTACTGGATCGGGACGCGCGCGATCCTGGCGAGGTTCTCAAACGGAAGTTTCATCGGCCTTCGTCTGGGCTTTCGTAGTGCTCGATCACGGCCATCGCACGGACGAGACGAGTCCGTAGGCGTTCGTTCTCCTCCTCAAGCGTGATGTTCTTCGCTCGGAGCTCTTGGATCTCGGCCATCGCAAGCTCGAGCATCCTGGTCGCTTCCTGGATCTGTTGTACCAGTGCTGTCATGTCGTAGGTCATGGTTTCCTTTCGGTCAGTATCTGTTTGATTTCGTTCCAGTCGGATGGTCGCCAGATGTACGCCTCGGCTCCGGCCGCCTTTAGGGTGGTGATCCAGTCGAGTTGTTGATCGGTGACGCGACCCAGCTGGGTTTTCAGTTCGGCGAAGATCACGCCTCGCTGTGGGTGCGCCAGGACGAGATCGGGGAATCCGGTGTCGCCGGACTGGGCCGATCGCCAGCGGCCGTTCTGAAGTTTTGTGGGCAGGATGTGAACGCTTTTCCATCCAGTTAGTCGTGCTGTCTCGACGATCACAGCCTGAAATGCCGACTCGGTGATCTTCATCGGATCAGAAGCTCTGGTGAGAACAGGTACTCGCGATCTAGGTAGTAGTGCGGCTTGTCGGCCCACATCTTGCGTTTGCCGAGGCTTCGGATCTTCGCGTAGGTGCTCCAGCCGATGATTTCTACGTACTGTCCATCAACGCGCGCGAGCACGAACTGCTGGGATGGGCCGTGCCGTTCATCTTTCCAGGATGCGCGCAGTTGGATTGTTGAGTCCCATTCGATGGAGCGAACCTCAAGGTGGCCTACGTCGTGGGCCCAGTCGTAGTGTTCGGCGAGCCATTCCAGGCCGGTGAACTGTGCGACTGCGAGTTCTGCTTTCGCGGCGCGGAAGTGTTGCTCGAATCGTGTCATGTCGTCGGTCGGTGTGCCGGTGTCTTTGTATCCCTTACGGATCGCTCGGCAGGTGAGCCGGACTGCGTTCAGTGTGGCGCGTTCCACTTCGATCGGATCAAGTGTGATGAGCATCAGAACGCCTCCTCGTTCATCGCTTCAGCCTTTAATTTGTCGATCAGCGCCGACGTGTCCTTCTTTAGTTTCGGTGGTTCGGAGACGTAACCGAGCGCTTTCAGCATCCGACGTTGCGCGTCGGTGGTTTCGGTCTGGCTGGAGGGCTGGGGTGTGTGTGCTCGAGGCCGATCGTCGGTCTGACGCGCTTGGACTTCGTTGCTGGAGGCCAGTGCTTCGTTGATGCCGATGCCCATGTAGCCGAGCGCGCGGCCGAGCGCCGACGTGAAGCCGACCATCCGCTCGGATCCTCGCGTGTAGGGAGTCTTGCCTGGGAACGGTTCGGCGGCCGTGGCGATCGAGGGTTTCAGGTCGTCCGGTGTGCGCCACACGGTCATTTCGCACACGAGAAACGTCTGCTCCTCGATTCGCATGATGTCGAACCCTGTCTCCTGGACTCGGAGATCAGGCCATCGTTTCAGTGCGTCAAGGAGACGCTGGTTTACGGGGACATAGTTGTCCAGGTTCATTTGTTGCCTTCCTGTAGTCGGGTCAGGTTTGTCAGGTGCTCATGTTTGAAGCACGGCCAGCACCACGGAAGCCAGATGCCGGTGTTGAGCCATCGGACGATCTCGGTGTCAATGAGCAGTTTCTGGCAGTGGCAGCAGAGTGCGATGTCGGGCTTCGGTGAGGTACTGATAATCACACCATAGCGAGCCGGTGTGCTTAGGTTTGTGAACGTCTCAGTCGGAGTCGTTCGTCCTCGCTGGTTCCTCCCCAGATGCCAGGGAGCTCACGATGGGGAAAGCTCATCGCATAGTCGAGGCATCGGCGACGGATCCGGCACGTCGCACAGACGGTCTTGGCCTGCGTCGCTATTGCCTGCTGGCCCTGTTCGGGGAAGAAGAAGCTCACGTCTAGGCCGAGACAGGCCGCTTCTGACCAGTCGGTCAGCACGTGATCGACCAGGGCTTCCATCCGCACTTCCCTGCGGCCTCTCGGGAGCTGTACAGCTTCCAGGCGAACGCGAGGTTCCGTGCTGGGTCGAACATCGCCTCGGGATGGTCACCCATGCCGAGTTCGGCGATCCATGCGGTGTGGATCTGGTTGATCTGGGTCAGGCCGGCGTCGTGGCCGTTCCATGCGTCGGGCTGACAGCGGGATTCGCGCCAGATGATCGACATGAGTGTCTCGAGGATCTGTCGGTCGGCCGGCCATCCGGCCGCGACAGCCTCAGGAACCCACTCCTGGCACGGAGTGTCTGCGCTCACCAGTGGCAGCATCGGGCCCTGTGTGGTCGTAGGAGCGGCGCTGGTCGTCGTGGGGTCTGGCAGGGTTGCTACAGCGGTAGCTAGCCTCTGAGGGGCTTCTGGGATGTCGTGCTGGTAATCGACGCGGTATGCGAAGAGCACTGTGCCGAGAATGGCGATGCCTAGAAGTAGGCGGTTCATGGGTTGTCCTTTCGGGTCGGGTTCCGCAGGTGCGGAGGGTTTACCGACTCAGGACGGGATCGTCAAGCCTTCGGGTCGTCGTCGTCCGAGCTCTTTTTGAGAGCTCCTCCAGCTGCGAGGCCGGTCAGTGCGCCGCCGATCGAGAATGCGAGAGGCTGAAGTACGTCCATAAAACGGCCATCGAGGGGAGCGATGTCTCCTTCGGGCTGGTACACGTAGATCAGGCTGTACAGCATTCCCAGGACGGTCACTCCGAGAACGAACGCGAGGGTCATTATCAGGCCAGCGCGTACGCGGGCTTCGATCTCGTCAGGGGTGAGTCGTCGCCG